TTAAAAACCAAGGCGCACACGGCATCATTGCTGACATTACACCTTAATCTAAGGTAACTACTAAAATGCCTCAGACTTCAAACTCTGGGGCATTTTCTTTTCTACTCAAACTGATAGAATTGGTGTATGGAAAACATTAGACAAACTGCTGTTCATGCCGATGGCGAAGGTGGCATCGTTATTCAGACTCGTCAAGATGTGTCTGACATTGTTGAGCAGAATAAAAAAGAATATAACTCGTATGACGAAAGAGCAAGATGGTCTGATAACTTGTTTGGCAATAAGGTTGCGTCTATTCCTATGACAGTTATTGATGACTTAAACAAAGCTGGAATCATGCGTGGCTTTGCTGTTCTTGATGACAAGCGGTTTGCTGCTTTTCTGAATGACCCAATGAATCGTGCATGGCGCACTAGGACAGGAGTTGTATGAGTTTTGCTACCTACTCTGATTTACAGACTTCAATAGCCAATTACTTGGCTAGGTCTGACCTGACAAGCATTATTCCAGACTTCATTACTTTGGCTGAGAATCGTTTGCGTAGAGAACTGCGTATTCGTCAGATGCTCAAGTCTGTAACAACTAGCACAGTCTCTGGTGATGCAACTGTAGAACTACCTAGCGACTTCTTAGAGATTCGTGACTTTGTTGTGATGACTAACCCAATTCAACCATTGAGTTACTCTAGTCCCTCAACATTATCCAATGACCCAAGAACATCAGAAGTTGGTGTTCCTAAGAGTTACACAATATTAGCAAGTGAGTTTCAAGTAGCACCTGCACCTGATGGCGTTTATACGTTAAAGATGCTCTACTTTGCTGCGCCTCCATATCTGTCTAGCAGTAACACATCTAACGTATTTTTAAATGTTGCACCAGATGGCTTGCTATATGGCGCATTAGTTGAAGCAGAGCCTTATCTAATGAACGATGCTCGTATCAATACATGGGGTTCTATGTATGACCGAGCAATTTCTTCTCTCACCAAGTCTGATGAAAACACTCAGTATTCTGGTGTACCCCTGTCAATCAAATTAACTGCAAGGTGAAAATATGGCTGAAATGTCCAACTACTTAGAAAATGCTCTTATCAATGTTACGTTGAGAGCAACTAGCTACACAGCACCAACAACTGTGTACTTAGCACTTTATACAACTGACCCAACAGACGCTGATACTGGAACTGAGTGTTCTGGTACTAGCTATGCTCGTCAGTCAATTACTTTTGGTGCGCCCTCCAATGGTGCTTCTACCAATTCTGCTGCTATTGAGTTTCCTCAAGCTGGCGGTGCATGGGGAACAATCACACACATTGGAATCCGTGATGCTTTGACTACAGGTAATTTACTGTATCACTCACCACTAGACGCATCTAAGACGATTGCAACTGGCGATGTGTTCCGCATTGCTGTTGGTTCATTGAGCGTTACTTTGGCGTGAGATGGCTGACTTACTGCCTCCGTGGACGATTGACTCGCTAGACAATTTAAAGTCTAGCATTGATGACTTAACACTCACACTTGATAGTCCACTTTACACAACCTCAGTAACCCTATGGGATGCCTATGGGTCTGTAACTGCGTCTGCAAGCGTTGTAGCCAATGCTATAAGGGTTCAGAGTGGTAGTGGGGCGGTAGATGGAACAGCGACAGTAACAGCAGATGCAGTAAGGATTCAGTTTGCTAGTGCAAGCATTGATTGCTCTGCTAGTGTTACCTGCGATGCAACTAGGGTGCAGTTTGGCTCTGGTGCTATTGATGGTAATGCTACTGTTACCGCAGATGCTACTCGTGTCCAGTTTGCTAGTGGTAGTATTACCGCTAATGCTGATGTAACTGCTAATGGAACTCGTGTCCAGTTTGGTATTGCAGATATAACTGGAAACGCAACTGTTACGGCTCTTGGTGGAATCGTAGCAAATGCAGTAGCTTCTGTAACTGGTAACGCAACTGTAACTGCTGATGCTATCAGGGTTCAGTTTGGTAGTGGTGCAATTACTGGTGATGCAACAGTAGTAGCTAATGGTGGTTTAGTTGTTGGTGCGGTAGCGGATATAACTGGAAATGCAGACGTTATAGCTAATGCTTCTGCAATTTATGCAGGTGTGGTATCTATCAATGGTATATCTTTGGTAACTGCTAATGGTGTAATCCTTGGTGAGAACTGGACACCAGTACCACAAGACGATAACACTTGGACACCAGTTTCTACTGATAGCAATACATGGACTACTGTTTCTGGCGACACAAACACATGGACTCCAGTATCTGCTAACGATAATACATGGACAATTCAGACGCAAGGAAGTAACACATGGCTACGACAAAACTAACTTTTGGTGAGTGGATGCCTGACCAACCTAGCGTGTCGGGTGCTTTGACTGACGCTAAAAACGTGGTTAGTCAAGCTATTGGTTATGGCCCATTTCCTACTCCTGTTACTTTTTCCTCTAGTAACGCTGCTGAGAATTTAACTTCTCTTTATGCTGCCAAAAAGCCTGATGGTAATACTGAGTTATTTGCTGCTGGTCTATCCAAGATTTATACAGTAAGTGGCGTTGGCACGATAACTCAAGTTAAAACAGGAATGACAACTGGTGCTGCCGACAGGGTACGTTTTACTCAGTTTGGTAAAACTATAATTTCTACCAATAATGCTGATAAATTACAGGCATGGACTTTAGGCACTTCTACATCGTTTGCTGACTTGTCGGCTACTGCGCCTATTGCTAAGTTCATTACTGTCGTGCGTGACTTTGTTGTTTGCGCTAATACGCTAGAAACCACTCAGCAACAGTATCGTGTTCGTTGGTCAGCGATTAACGCTGAGACAGATTGGACTGAGGATGTAAACACACAGTCTGATTATCAGGACATTCCTGATGGTGGGCAGATTGTAGGAATTCGTGGTGGTGAGTTTGGTATTGTTCTTTTAGAGAGAGCAATTCACAGAATGACCTATGTTGGGACTCCGTTTATATTTCAGTTTGACAATATCTCTCGTGGTAAAGGTTGCATGGTATCTGGCTCAATTGCTCAGTATCAAGGCTTTACTTTCTTCTTGTCTGACGATGGTTTCTATCTGTGTGATGGTCAAAATGTAACAGCTATTGGTGCAGAGAAGGTAGATAGATTCTTCTTGCAAGATGCCTCGGAATCTGACTATGGCTCTATGTCTGCTGCTGTTGACCCAATTCGCAAACTTGTAATCTGGAATTACAAATCTGTTAACGGAACTCGTAATCTGTTAATTTATAACTTTAAGACGCAGAAGTGGACTTATGGCGATGCGGGTACAGATTTTTTAGCAGAAGCATCTACATCATCTTTAACGCTTGAGAACTTAGATAGCATTTCTAATTCTATAGATGCGTTAACAACAAGTTTAGACTCTCAACTGTATGCTGGCGGTAAGTATTTCTTAGGTGGTACTTTAGCCACTCGTGTGATGACTTACACAGGTGCTAACCAAACTGGCGTTATTGCTACTGGCGACTTAGACATTGGTGCTAACTCAGTAGTAACCCTAGCTAGACCTATTGTTGATAATGGCTCTGCAACTGTGGCTATTGCCTCTCGTACCCTGTTAAACCAAGGTGTGAGTTTTAATACTGCTGTGGCTGCTAGTTCAGAGAACAGAGTTTCCCTTAGAAGCGCAGGTAGGTATCACAGGCTAAAAGTTACTCCTACAGGCGATAACTGGAATAACGCTATCTCCGTGGATGTGGATGTAACTCCACAAGGGGTTCGCTGATGTTTAGAAGCCTACCTGCATTTGGTGGTGACCAGAGGGCTGTGGCTGAAGTTGTCCGTGGCATCATGGACGGAAAGACCAATAACACAGGAACTTTGACGCTGGCAACTGGTGGTGCTTTAACTACCACTTTGACAGACAGAAGGATAGGCCCAGACAGCGTAATTGTCTTTGTCCCTGCCTCTGCTGCTGCTTTTGCTGATTCTGCACCTTATGGGGCTTTTCAAGACGGAACAGACCAGACTGCTGCTAGTACGACTGTTGCTTATCCTATTACCTTTGATACAACCGACTTCTCTAATGGAATTACGTTATCAAATAGTTCTAGGT